TTAATGGCAAAGAAACTTACAAGTCTTTTCGTAATTGGATTAAGAAAGGCTCCAAGTGGACTAAAGAAGAACAGAAAATAGTATTAGGGTGTCCTGATTATTGTTTTCTATCCATAGGAGAATATGCTTGGTTCTGGGAAAAGACAGGTTACATGTTAGAAAACCAGGAGAATTATATTTACAGCAAATATGATTACTTCAAGAAAAAGTCTGAGGAAAAGGCAGAAGAGAAAGCACAGGCAGCAGAACAAAAGAAAGCTGTCGTCAGGCCTATTAGACGAGAACTAGATGTTATGATCAGTGCTGTTGATGAAAGCATTGACAATATCATGGAAGGTAAAAAACATGGCACACCTGAAATGCTTACAACTTCCTGTAAACTAAACAAAGAAGAGTCTAGTCATGTTTATAATGAATATGCTAATATTCTAGATGAGTTTAAGGAATGCCAACGAGTCCGTAAGATTAAAAATAGATCTGATTGGGACGATCAATTGGTTGAAGGTTATAGTCATGTGAATAAACCTAACATGGATAAACTTGTTCTATGGTTAGATGAGTTCTTACAAATAATGATTACGCAACAACAACGTAAGACACCTATTAGACGTAAGAAGCCACAAGATCCTCGTAAGATAGTAGCACGTTTACGATATTTACAAGCAGATAAGGACTTAAACATAGCATCTGTGAACCCTACAACTATACTAGGTAGCACAGAAGTATGGGTATATGATACTAAGCGCCGTAGACTAGGGCTATACATGTCTAAGAACGATGGTGGCTTACATGTTAAAGGCACAAGTATAACAGGATATGATGAAGGATTGTCATATGAAAAGACATTACGAAAGCCTGATGAACAGCTCAAAGTAATAATGTCTAAATCTAAAAAGGCAATACATGAAGTCGTAGGTAAGATACGTGGTAAACAAATGAAAGTTAAGACTCGTATCAATCCTAATATGCTATTGTTAAAGGTGCAATAATGATTGTCGTAGATTATAACCAAACTGCCATTGGTTCATTTATGGCAGAGGCAAAAGGCTCTGGTAGTGTAGAGCCTAACCTAGATTTATTACGACACATGATAATTAATTCTATTCGTTCCTACAATAAACGTTGGAGTCCTGAATTTGGAGAGTTAGTTATTGCATGTGATAACAGAAAATATTGGCGTCGTGCTATATTTCCTTATTACAAAGCAGGTAGAAAAGCATCACGACAAAAGAGTGATATGGATTGGGGTGCTATATTTGATGCTGTTAATCTTGTTCGAGATGAGATAATGGAAGTGTTTCCTTATCCTGTTATTGATGTTGATGGTGCTGAGGCAGATGATGTTATAGGCACACTAGCAGAATATAGTCAGACAATAGGAGAACCTGGTCCTTTATTTGAAGATGAGATAACACCAGAGCCTTTTCTAATTGTATCTGGAGATCACGACTTTAAACAGCTACAAAAATATAGCAATGTAAAACAATTTGCTCCAGCACAAAAGAAATGGGTAAAGATTACCGAACCTGCTGAGGTTGTGTTGAGAGAGCATATAATTATAGGTGATAAAGGCGATGGCATACCTAATATATTGTCAGAAGATAATGTATTAGTAGAAGGCATACGCCAGACACCAATTCGTAAGGTAAAACTTAACAAATGGAAATACCTGAAACCTGAAGAATGGGTATCAGGGGAGATGTCGGCAGGTTATGTAAGGAATAGCACACTCGTTGACTTGACCAAAACACCAGAAGACATCAAAGAAAGTATTATAAATAATTACAAGTCCCAACAGGGACAAGATAGAAGTTTATTATTAGATTATTTTATGAAGAATAAAATGAAACAAATGATAGACGTTATTGATGATTTTTGAAACTAAAACAAAGGTGAAAAATTATGTTTAAATGGTTAAAAAATGTATTCTTCCCAAAACCAGAAGCACCAGCTTCAGGTGTAAGGGCAAGAGACAAAAAAGGTCGTTACAAAGCTGACGACAAATCAACTCCAAACATTAACGAAGCTTACAAAGATGGCAAGACTCCTCCTAAGAAGAGAGGCCGTCCTAAAGGTTCTAAAAACAAGAAGAAATAACAATGCAAAAGTTTAGACAAGTAGACGAAGGTCTTAATTGGGTATTCGAAGCTAGAGGCAAGAAAGCACAAATAGACAGACTGAAGGAACTTGCAGCAAGTAATCAAACTATTGTTCCTCTTGTTAGATTGGGTGTAGGTGCCGAGAAAGCAGATTGGAATCTGCCTGAAGGCATGCCTGAGTCCACAAAAATAGAAGATGACATACCAGAAGGTATGGGTGATACAACTCTTACATTAGAATGGAGACGTATAAAACAATTTACTGACCCTACAGCTAATATAAAAAATCTTCCTACTTGGAAACAAGAAATGAATTGGATGTCTATATTAGAAGGCATGCATCATAAGGAAGCAGAGTTACTCACATACGTGAAAGACGGACAGCTTTTAAAACTTTATCCTAAAATGGAAGCTATATTATCTGATATAGGTATTACAGAATATTCCAAACCTAAAAAAGGATACAAGTTTAAGGACATATCTAAAAAGATGGAAGAGATGAAAGCGAAAGTAGACTTCTCAGAGAGTAAATAAATACTCATGTGGAAAATACACAATGGGCATATGAAAACTTACGAAGCGTTCACTTAGAACTGTCAACGCTTTGTAATTCTATATGTCCTTGGTGCCCTCGATATGTAGACTTCTCTCCTAATGTAAATCCTAATATAGTAGAAGGAGCATATACATTAGAAAGATTCAAAAGACATTTCCCTCGTGACTTTATACAACAAATAGAGTTCTGGACATTTGCTGGTGATTACGGAGACCCTTGCACATGTCCTGAGATACTTGATATAATAGAATACATATTAAGTATTAAAGATTGTAAAATGCAAATCAATACTAATGGTGGCATGAGGAATACAAAGTTCTGGCAACAACTAGGAGAACTTATGAGGGGCTCGCCAGATGAAACATATACACAATACCAGAAAAGATATGTGATATTCTCAGTTGATGGACTAGAGGATACTAATCACATATACAGAAGGAATGTAAAATGGCACAAAGTTATCTCGGCAATGGAAACTTACAGTGACTCAGGAGCTCGAGGCATTTGGGAGTTTTTAAAATTCAAGCATAATGAACACCAAAAGGAAGAAGTATTACAAATAGGAAAAAAGTTAGGTTTTCCTGTAAGATTTAAGAACCCTAATGGTTTTGAAGGTGCACCAATGCCAGCCAAGGATAAAGATTATAATATATCATATGAAATACATCCTGCTAAATGGCCTAGAGATGGAGATGGAACACTTGTAACGATTCCTATAAAACCAATAGAGGCTACTGATAAACAACTAGACTTTATTAAGATGATTAATGCAGATGATGTGAAATATAAAGATGTTGCACACATATTAGAACAGCCTAGGAGTGGTTGTATAAACTGTCAAGCAAAAACATTTGGTGCTGGTAATGAGATAAGAATAAATCATGACGGCACGGTATGGCCTTGCAGTTTCTTTGGACATTTAAGCAGTAAGTATTTGAAAGGCAGGATTGTATCCGTTGTCCATCAATTTCAAGCATTAGGTATATTAGAAGGCATACAAAACAATTTAGATAATAATACACTAAAAGAGATATTAGATAACGACCCTTTTAGAAAAGTATATGAGAGCTGGGACGATAACAGCGTTCTGTTATGTTCTCATTCATGTGGTCAAGAACAAAATACAATGGAGAAGATATATGAACGTCCTACTAACGGGAGGTAATAGTAAGTTTGGTGCTGAACTATCCTATCAAATGTGGTCATGTAATTGGAATGTAGAATTAGTTCCAAGAGCACACTTACAGGAAGAAATACAAGTAACCAGAGAACACTATGATCTTATATTTTTTAATCATAACAAGCCTGTATTCAATTGGGACTTTGATAAGTATCCTTCTGAACTATTGAAAAAGGTAACTGCTAATAGAGTGGGTTGGATGATTACAGGTGCTGCACTAAATCCTATGGAAGAACATTCTAATTATCAATATGTTGCACAGAAACAAATCTATATTAATCAGATGAAACATTATTCTAAACGATTTACAACATTTGTATTTGACCCAGGCATTATTACTAAGGAAAATACATCTAGCATTGCTAGTGAGCTTATTAAAATATGTCAAACAGGTCCAGGCTTTTATAAAAGCTCTGTAGGATCAGGTTTGTAAGGGTCATAGAATCTGCCCCATTGATATCCTTCTGGTAAAGGTTCACTGATAGGAATAGTAGTAGTTCTACCTTCAGGAGAACAAACCCAACGTCTTCTTTCTTTGTGCATGGCAGCTTCATGCATCTTTTGTCTTGTTTCTTTAGAATGTCTTCTGCCCCACATAGGATTATTCTCTCCTATTCTTGTTCCTCTCATAGTATTAGAAACTTTTTGTTTGAAGTCAGTGTCCCTACCATTCTTTACAGCAGGATGATTAGAACCTAGTTTAGCTTCTCTAATACGTTCTAATCCTTCAGGGCTATGTTTAGCAGTTCTTTTTCTAGCGCTGTCCATAACAACAGGCTGGCTCATATATAATGCTCTTTCTCTTATTATTTCTATTTGTGAGGCTCTAAAGAGAAGTTCACGAGGTTTAGGAACATCATCTATCTTTGTGTTGTCCACAATATACAGTTCACCACCGTGATTAAATAAAAAGAATAAACTAGCTTTCATCGGTCTGTGGCTTTCAATATTGTTGCAAATAGGTCTGTGAATAGAGCTTTCTTTTCAAATATATTTCTATAATATGTGCCTTCACCACGTTTAGCTCTTATTGTTAATAATGTCTTTACTTCTAACTCTCCTTTTAATTTACAATTGATATCTATAGCAGGCAAGTTCTCATCTCCACCTTTAGCTTTTTGTTCTCGATATACAAAGTCAAAGTCTAAGTTCTCAAGCATTGCCTCGACATTATCTAAAGTATATTCTACAGCAAAATCCTTCTTAAGAGAAACTAATGTAACATTCTTTTCTCCTAAGGTTACTTGTTGTCTTAGAAAGTTAGCAAATGTCTGAACCATCTTTTTATTATTCTTAGGGTCGTCAAACATTTTCTTTACAACAGGAATGACTGCCTTATACATCTCTTGAAAAGCTATAGCTGTATCTGTTTTATGGTCTTTAGTTATAAAGTAACTTTCATATTTAGACTTTTCTAATGGTGGCTCAATACCAAATGATGAACCCCACACTTCCTTCTGGACTTCATATGTTACTCCTCCAAATTGTCCAAACTGTCCTACATTACCTTTCTTCAATGATACATTAATATTTACTGGCTCAGGATTGCCGTCTTGGTCTGTAATCAATACTCTTACGTCTACCTTTGTTTCTTTTTGATCCTCCTCACCTTCTGCTAGTATTGTTATTTCATTATATGAACCGTTCTCATACACTAGATTAGACCATGATGTTACATTAGCACTATTGGCATAATTACATGAAGCAGCTACAAGATTATCTCCTGAATTATCTGATAATGACCATATAGGCCATAAGTTTGGATTTGTTACTGCTCTGTGGTTGTTGCCTGACATGCCCCATTTTAGTTCTACTTTGTCTTTTATCTTTATACCTTTGTTGGGTGCCATTTCTATCATGTTACCTGGATTGGCTTTTACTCTACGGTCAAATATAATTTTCTTTATATCATCTTCCATTACTCTTTTTGTTCTTGTTGTGAACCTAGCAAATATGGCAGCAGCAAATATAAGTTCAGCAACATTTCCTTTGTTATAATCTACTCTGCCTCCTTTATATTCTTCTGTCTTTAGGAACTGGCTTAATGCTAATTCATCTCCTGTGTTTGTTATGAATCTAGTATTAGGTTTGGCTGGCTTTATAAACTTCCTAAAGTCCTTATCTGTCTTTATATCACTACCAAAGTTACCTGTAATCTCTTGTTGACGCTCACCAGTCTTTTTGTCTATGAAGTTCCATGCAGTCATGCCTGTAATTACAGCAGTCTTAGCATTTTTAAGTTGATGGGACTCTCCGTCAATACATTTCTGTATGAATATGCCCATTCTAAGTGGTGTTAGTCCTCCTCCTTCGTTTAGTGCTGCCATATGTAATATCCTTTTGGTTAAGTAACTATTTATATATTATGAATAGGACCCAACCATAAGTCAAGTGATCTTATAAATAAAATACAATCATGATTACAGAATTACAAGAAAAAGAAAGACGTGCTTTATTTGCCAGATTTGCTAAAATAGCATATTCAGGTCCTAAGCTAGGTAAAGAGCAGGGTAAGAAACTAGGATTCAATTACGCTCTTTACATAGATGAAAAAGGAGCACAAACTTACATATTTCACAACAAGACGGATATTGTAATAACATGTAGAGGCACAGAGCCTTCACAACTAAATGACATCTACGCAGACCTAGAGATATTTAAGGCTGATTCAGTATCAGGCAATAAAATACATCAGGGTTTCAAAGAAGAAGTAGATAAGATATATCCTCATGTAATTGAAAGACTCGACAAATATTCTAAGGGACGCAAGATATGGTCTTGTGGCCACTCATTAGGTGGTGCAATGGCAACTATATTATCACAACGTTTAGAATATAAAGGCGGGTATGACATTGATACTTTATACACATATGGTTCACCAAGAGCTGGTGGTCCTAAATTTAGGGCGTGGTGTGATAAACATCTAAACCATCAACGATTTGTAAATAATAATGATGTGGTTCCTTGTGTTCCATCGTGGTTCCGATGGAGACATACAGGCAAATGTCTGTATATCAAATCAACAGGCGAGGTTACAGAACTTGCACGTTGGTCCTCAGAGAGGATAAGAGATAAAGGATGGTCATTATTAGGTGCAATATTTAAAGGCAGGTTTGATATAGTGGCGGACCACAATATACAAGACTATATTGATGCACTAGAAGCAGACCTAAAACAATAGGAGCAAAATATGGAAGGCATATTAGACTTTATTAAAGCGAGACTCCCAGAGAGAACATCTTGGGACGGGGCGACTATTATTGTTGTATCACTACTAATCATAGTGGCTGCACCAATAGTCAAATTACTAGCATGGCCAGCATTGGCATATGGTATTTGGACATTAGTCAAGCCTGAATAGACGATAAGGGAGCTGGGCTTTTGGTCCTATTGATTGTTGATTAAAGGTCCAGTTTATCCTATAATATAGCATAAAGTAAATAAATGGAGACATTATGGGACAATATGATGAGTTAGTTCACAAACAGGCTATAAAACTAGCCGCTGAGAAATGGGCTGGACAGCCTAAATCTATACACATTCACAGATTATCTAGCATGTGGTATGACAACAGACCACAGGACACAGAGAAAGGTCATGTATGTGATACACAATACAACGATGGAAGTATTGTAAGAGAACAAGACGACAAAATCATACACATATTTAGAGAAGAGCAAGTCAGAGGAGACAAGCTCATTGATAAATTTGGCAGGGAGGCATAATGGCATTAGGTAATAAAGCATCACCACACGCAATAGCAGAAAAGATTAAAAGACTAAATGGTCAAGAACTAGCACTGCTATCTAAATTGTTGGTAGACGATCATATGGCAGACAAATTGATTCCAGCATTTGAAGCTGAGATATATGAAAGAGACTTCAAAGTTAAGCAGCAAGATCTAACAGAACTTAACGGTGATGGTAACAGAGAAAGAGGCAGATACGGGGAAGACGGTAGATAGTGAGGAGACTATATTATGCACCCAGCAAATGTCATTGACATATCAGGTGGTTTAGCACAACAAAGAAAACTAGCATATGAACTTACAGAATATTGTATAGATGAAATGCTACCTAGACATAGAACACTATGGATAGATATACAACTCAAGAACATTCCTAGCAAAGACAACGTAGTAGGTTATTGCCAAGATGATGGTGATAATGCTTTTACGATTGAAGTAGAAAAGACACAAAAACTCTATGACTTTCTACTCACAGTTGCACATGAAATGGTGCATGTAAAACAAACTGTAAGGAAACAACTAACAGAAAAGAACCTAACACATTTTTGGTATGGACAACGACATACTGATAGACGAAACGAGCCGTGGGAGATAGAAGCTTGGAAACTACAGAAACCTCTGACTCATGGCTTTATTAAGAAACGGCTAAAAAGGCGCATCAAAGACGTTATTTCTATTGACACGAGGTTGTAAATAGTGCATAATACGAGTATGATAAAAGATAAAATAATACTAACAGATTGTGATGGAGTATGTTTAGACTGGGAATATGGTTTTCATACTTGGATGCAAGCACATGGACATGAACTAAAGTATAAAGATGTTTATAGTGTTTACAAACAATATGAAATAAAAATAGATCAGGCTAAACAACTTGTAAGGACTTTCAACGAGTCAGCAAGTGTAGGCTTTTTACCTCCCTTGAGAGATGCACAATATTACATAAAGAAACTAGCTGAAAAGCATGGGTATAGATTTGTAGCAGTAACGAGCTTATCAAATGACCCATCAGCACAGAAGTTAAGAACATGTAATCTTAACAAACTATTTGGTAATGGCACATTTATAGAGTTCCATTACTTAGATTGTGGTGCAGACAAAGATGATATACTAACTGACTTGGCACATAAATACAGATATAGCATTTGGGTTGAAGACAAAATAGTTAATGCACAAGTTGGTGCTAAACTAAAATACGATTCAATTATTATGGAACATGGACACAACATGAACTATGATGGTGCTATAAAGATAGTTAAAAATTGGGAAGAGATTTACAAATATGCCATTAATAAAGAAACCTGATAACAATTTTACACAGGAAGAGCTAGAGAATTCTAAAAGAATTCAGAAGTCTGCTACTCCTAAATATACTGTTGATTGGTATGTAAAATGGATTGCATCTATATTCATATTAGCAGCGCTGTCCATGAGAGGCCTAGAAGGTTTACAAATATATGATCTATGTTTCTCTATCATAGGTATTGGCTTATGGCTATGGGTATCAATAGTGTGGAAAGACAGAGCGTTGGTTATGCTTAATGGCGTCGGGTTACTGTTCTTACTGAGGAATCTTTTCGTATATCTCACAGGCGGATAAATGAACCACGGCATTATATTAGGTGGTATGCTTGAACGTGAGGATACATCAGAAACAAGAAACTATTTAACATCACAAGACGAAAAGGATAAGCCTGACTATTGGCCAGGCATAAAAAGATCAGCAGGCGGACATCGTATCGCCACATTTTTAAGACAGAATAATTGGGACGTAGAAGTATTAGACTTCTGGCCTACGTGGTCACGAGAAGAACTTACAGATTTCTTTGACTCACGAGTTACAAAGGATACAAAATTTGTAGGTATATCTGCTATGTTTCCAGCAGCTGGTTCTAGTTTAAAGAACCAAGAACACTTTAAAACAATGCAGAACAATGTGCATTTCTTACGAGAGAGATATCCTCAGCTCGTGTGGGTAGCAGGAGCACAAAATTTATCAGCAATATTAGGATATCCTGTAGATTATTATTTCAGTAGTTTTGCAGAATATGGTTTGTTAGAGTTTTTGAATTGGCTTACAGGAGTTCCAGGAGCTGACCCTAAGATTAAGACACGAAATTATTGGGGAGCAGACAGACAAGTCGTTGAATGTAGAACAGACTTTCCAGCATGGCCAATGCCTAATGCCAATGTTAGTTATGAGGAAAGAGACTTCATGAGGCCTGACGAGGTAGTAACTGTAGAATTAGGTCGTGGGTGTAAGTTTCAATGTAAGTTCTGTTCATTCTCTGTATTAGGAGTTAAAGGAGATATGTCTCGATGTGAGGAGAATCTTTATAATGAACTAAGAGAGAACTATGTGAAATGGGGTATTCAACATTATACAGTAGGCGATGAAACGATTAACGATAGTAAATCTAAACTAGCAAAATGTGCTCGTGTTGTGAAGAGAATACAGGAAGAGTTTCCTGAATGTAAGATACAACTATCAGGTTATGCTAGGCCTGATCTATTGGTAAATTGGGAAGACACTTGGCAAGACATGAGTGACATGGGCTTTTGGTCTCACTTTTATGGTATAGAATCTTTTAATCATGAAGCAGCTAAATATATAGGCAAAGGCATGAGTCCTGACAAACTAAAAGAAGGCATGTTGAAAGCACAGGATTGGTTTAGAGAGCGAGGTAATTACAGAGCTACAATATCAATGATTATAGGTTTGCCATATGAAACTAGAGATACATTTTTAGAAGCAAGGGATTGGATATTTGATAAGTTTCCTGGTCATGCCTATGGATTTATACCACTAATGATATCTGATGGCGAGATGTTTAGACTTGCTACTAATCCTAGTATATTTGATAGAACAGTATGGGACGAGGGCAGTCCATTCTCACGAGTTACGCCTGAGGAAATGGGTGTAAATTATGATGACATTAGACCAGAGCTACAGGAGATTGTAAAGTTTTATATCAATAGTCCTGGTGTGGCAAACTGGAAACACAGCACAATGAATGTCTGGGATGCTTGGAAAGTATTTGATGAGGTTGCAGGCGACCCACAACTACCAGGCAAGTTAGCTCCAGGTGTGTTCTTTTATCACAGATATTTGACAGGCGGACGATATGATATTGACGACATGTGCAAGACATTTTCAGAGATAGAACCATTAGGCAAGAAACAAATAGATTTACATTTAAGCATAATAGAAGAATACAAACATAAAAAGATCAATTGGGAGAGAAAATAATGACTGAATTAGAATATTTAATTTTTATAATTTGTGGTGTAGGATTAGCATACACATCTTATCGTATAGGTTGGCGTGAAGGCTCAGGAGCTATGGTAGATTATGTAAAGAGCAAACGCAACAGAGCAGGATATACAACGATGCATTTCTTTGGTGATAAGATAGAATTTGTAGATCATTTAGAACAAATGGATAAGGTGCTAAACAAAATAGCAGATAGAGTAGAAAATGAAACCAAAAACAACTCCAGAAAGATATAACGACACCGAGGTATTACCAACCTATTTAGAGACCAGCAATCTCACAATTTACAGTCATGGTCCTATTGGCACCAGAGTATTCAAAGAGTTTTTCAGACAGACAGGAACACGAACGACATTGGGCTACGTCAAGCCACATCATTGGGCAGGACTTACTAATGTTTACACAGATAGAGAACACATTCTAGTATTACGACATCCTAACGACCAGCACAGACATGCAGCTTGGCTCCATGGAATGTCTATACATGAAGTGAAC